GGGATTTCGACATCCCCTTGATCGGCACGAAGGACGAGATCGACGTCACGACGCACGACTCGTCGGGGGGCTTCGAGGAGACCATCCTCGGCATCGCCCGCACGCAGTCGTTCACCGTTCCGCTGATCTGGGACGGGACGAACACGCACCATGCCTACCTGCGCACGGCGGCCGCCGCTGATACGCTGGTCGCGTTCAAGGTGACCTGCGTGGATACGAAGGTTCTGACCTTCAGCGGGTACGTCAAGGGCATCACCCTGTCGAATCCGGTCAACGGCGCGTTCAGCGCGACCGTCGAGGTCAAGATCAGCGGCAACGTGACCTTCACCTAAGCCGTGGACGCATTCACAGCCGTAGTGCTGGACAGGCCCTACCGCATCCGGTTCGGAAACCGGGCGCGGCTGCGCATGGCCTCGCTGGACAAGCCCTTCGGCATCGACGACCTGTCGAAGCCGAAGAAGGCATTCGGCGCCCTGTGCGCATGGCTCTGGGCGTGCATGTACGAGCCGGGCGCGCCCGACTCGCCCGAGTCCGTGGCCGATGTCCTGACGGACGCGAACACGAACGACGCGATGCGTGCCCTGTTCGACTGCATCAAGCTCGGGATGCCGTCGCCGGCGTCGCCAAAAAACGAATCAGGCGAGAGCGCGCCCTCGCCCGCATCGAGCTCGGCCTGACCTACGAGGAATGGCAGTCAATGGACCCAGCGGACCTAACCGAACTGTGGCGCGCGTGGCGCATTCGGGAGCGGCGTCGCTCGCTGCGATTCGCGCGGATCGCCGCCGTGGTCGCCAACGCGAACCGGGGGAAGGGCGTCCCGCCGTTCTCTGCGTCGGACTTCTGCGAGATCGCCGAGGAGGAAACTGACGAATGATCGCCGTGACCATCGAGGGCACCGCTGACCTGCGCGGCACGCTGGACCGGATGAGCCGAGCCATAAAGAAGCGCATGGCCAAGGAAGCCGTGACCGCTGCGGCCGTGCCCGTCATGCGCGCGATGGAACAGCACGCGCTCAAGTCGAAGGACACGGGCGCACTGCACCAGTCCATCGGCGTGCGGTCTGTGGTGTACCGGAGCGGCAACGCAACGGCGATCGTCGGCCCGAGGCGCGGGACGTGGGGCGGGACGATGCAGCAACCGGCGAGGTACGCGCATCTGGTGGAGTTCGGGCACGCCGCGTCAAACGGCAAGTACGTGCCCGGCAAGCCGTTCATGCGGCCGGCGTGGGACGAAACCAAGGGCAGCGGGACGGCGATCATCGCGCAGTACCTCACCTATCGCATCGAGCAGGCGGCGAAGCGCGAGGCAAAGCGGGCGGCAAAACGGGCAAGGCTGGGGACGTAACACCATGGCAACCACAATCGGCTCTCTCGACGTTAAGCTGAACTTGGAGTTGCAGCGGCTTGACGCACAGATCGCGTCCGCGAATCGCAAGGTCGCGAACATGGGCAAGCGGATGAACTCCGACTTTGCCAAGGCTGCGCGCGGGATCAACACGGCGCTGAATACCATCGGCATCGGCATCGGCATCGGCGCGCTCACGTCGTTCGGCAAGGCCATCCTCGATCTCGGCGGGCAGATCACGGACCTGTCGCGACAGGCGAACATCTCGACCGACGCATTCCAGGCCCTCGCCGCTGTGGGGCGCGACTCCGGCGTGACCGGCGACCAGATCGCGCTGTCCTTCGTGCGGCTGGGCGCGACTGTGCAGGAGGCGGCAGAGGGGACCAAGACAGCGGTGGAGTCGCTGGAGAAGCTCGGGCTGACCGCAGCCGGGCTGAAGGCGCTGGCGCCCGAGCAGCAATTCGAGGCGCTGGCCCGACGCATCCAAGGCGCGACTGACAAGGAGCAGGCTTTCAATGCGGCGCTGGAGATCCTCGGGGCGAAGACGGCGCCGAAGCTGCGCGAGGTGCTGGAGAAGCTGGGCACGGAGGGCTTCGACAAGCTCAAGGAGGGCAAGCGCCTCGAGATCCTAACCAAAGAGCAGGTCGATTTGCTCGACCGTGCCGGCGATGAGATCGAGCGGTTGACGGCACTTCTCAAGGTGGCTGGCGCGGCGGCCGTGACAGGCGTGGCCAGCAAGGTGCGCGAGACGGCAAACGCGAGCTTTGGCGCGCTGGATCAGTTGCGCCAATACTCCGAGCGGGGCGGCGCTGTCGCGCCAGCGGCTGCGGGTGCGGCGCTGCCGGCTGAACCGGCTGAGCAGGCAGCGGCGATTGCCGCAGCCGCCGCGCAGGAGGCGACGATGCGCGCCGCCGAGACGGCCGCGAAGCTCAAGCAGCTTGCCGAGGCGCAGGCCACGACCCGCGCCCGCATTCTCAAGCAGGACATCGAACTCCAGAACCAACTCGCCAAGTCGTTCGGCACCGTTACCGGCGCAGTCGGCGAGCAGGACGAAGCGCTGGCCGAGTACATCGAGACCATCACCGACACGCGCGGGCCGCTGCGGGAGTGGCTCGACGAGGAGGCGAAGGTCGCAGCGCTGATCGAGGCGGGCCGGATCACGCGCGAGCAGGGCGGGCGCTACCTGTCCGACATGCAGAGCCCCGAGGGCGAGCCGTCCGCGCGGCCGCTGGATAAACTCACCACCGACGCGCAGAAGTTCGAGCAGGAGATGGGCCGCATCTTCGAAAGCGTCGGCGACTCGGCCGCGCGGTCCTTCGCCGACATGGTGCTGTCCGGCGAGAACGCATTCAAGTCTCTCGCGGATACGGTCGCCCGGTCGATGCTGGAACTGTTCGCCCGGCTCGCGATCATCAACCCGCTGATGAACATGGTCCTAGGCGGGACCAGTGGATTCCAAGCCCTGCCGACCCTGTTCTCTGTGTTCGGCGGGGGCCGCGCCGCCGGCGGCGACGTATCCAGCGGAACGACGTACTGGGTGGGCGAGGAAGGCCCGGAACTGTTCACGCCGCGCACCTCGGGCAACATCATCCCGAATCACGCACTCAACGGCGGCGGATACAGCGAAGCCGTAACAATCAACTACAACATTCAGGCCGGCGTCAGTCGGTCTGATCTCGTGCCGATCCTGCGCGCGCACGGCGAGGCGGTCATCGCCGACCTGCGCGACCGGGACCGGAGGAGGAAGTAACCAATGGCAGCCGTCACAATGCCAGCTAGTCCGGGGTGGCAGTCCGTCGACGCGGCCTACCTGCCCGCCGTCGCCCGGTTCCAATCGCCCTTCACCGGAGCGACGCAGGAGTTCCAGTGGGGATACCACCGGCGCACGTTCCGCTTCTCGCTGCCCCCGATGAAGCCGGCCACGGCAGGCGCGTGGCTGACTGCGCTGGACGCGCTGGCGCAGGCCGACGCCTACTTTGTGGAGGACGTATCCAAGTACGTCGCGACCGGCACCGCCAACAAGACGGCCATGACCCTGTACCTCGTGCGCGGATCGGTCACGCACTCGATCGGGTCGGGCGAAATCCACCGCATCAGTTTCGAGGCTGAGACACGATGAGCAGGACACTCACTACAGCCACGGCCAACGCGATCGCGGCCACGGCGGTACGGCCGGCAATCCTCGTGGAGATCGACTACGCGAGCGGGACGACCCGGCTTCATTCAGGCATCGGCGACCTCACCTTCGACGGCGATACCTACACCGGCGTCGGCACGCTCGGGGCCATCACGGATCTAGAGGAGTCGATCGACGAGTCCGCGAACGGCTGCACCCTGACGCTCGCCGCCTCGTCCGCAATCATCGCCCTTGCGCTGACCGAGGACGCGCGGGGCCGGCCGGTGCGGATCTGGATTGGTGCTCGCGACCTCGCGGCGGATACACTCATTGCGGACCCGGCGCTGTTCTTCTCGGGACTGGTCGAGTCGATGTCACACGAGGACAACGGCGAGACGGGCAGTGTAAGCCTGCACTGCGTAGACGAGACCGGCGACCAGGAGCGCCCGCTTGAGCGCAGGCTGACGAACGAAGTTCAGCAGCAGCTCCACCCCGGCGACCGCGGCCTGGAGTACGTCGCCGACTTGCCGAACCAGCAATTTGTCTGGGGCAACGCAACCGTGGCCGTGACCACGCCGACCGGCCCGGTGGATGCGCCGATCGACAACGAGAACATCGGCTCCGACTGACGATGCGCGCGCGACCCGAGGACTGGCCGAATCAGTTGATCGCTCACCTCGAGCGGTGGCGGTGCCTGCCGTTCATCTGGGGCCGACACGACTGCGCACACTTCGTCGCGGAATGGGCGCGCCGCATGGGGTACCGGGCCGACGTGCCCGTGGCCACGTCACCGCTGGCCGCTGCGCGACTCTACCGGCGCGAGGGCGGATGGCTGCCGCTGGTGCAACGGCACATCGCCGCGGCGGGCCTGCCCGAGATACCGCTGTCCTTCACTGGACGGGGCGACATTGCGCTGGTGAAGATCGACCACCACCGGCAGGCCCTAGGCGTCGCGAACGGGCGGCAGGTTGAGATCCTCACGACCGAGGGGGTCGTGCCCGTTCCGCTACATCCAAACGCAGTCCGTAGCTGGAGAGTCTGACCTATGCCCGCCGCACTCGTACCCGCAGTAGCCAAGTTTGTCGCCGGCCTGACGATCAAGTACCTGGGCGCCACGGCATTCGTGGCCAACGTGGTCGGTGGCGCGCTGATCGCCGCAGCATATGCCGCGCCGGTGGTCTATGCGCGGAGGCAGCAGAAGAAGGCGCAGCGTGCGCTGGCCCGGCTGCAGGACGCTGGGACGACCGTATCCTTCGCCGACCCGGTTGCGGCAGCGCGGATCGTGTATGGCGAGGTCCGATGCGGCGGCACGACCATCTTCAGCCATACCACGGGCACCAAAAACGAGACGCTCCACCTCGTCATCGTCCACTGCCTCGACGGCGTGAGCGAGATTGGCGAAGTCTACTACGGGGATGAGGCCTTGGGGATGCCGTGGAACAGCGGCAGTCCGCCGAACACACCGGACGCGGGTAGCCGCTTCTACGGCAAGGTTTTGGTGAACAAGAAGGTCACGGGCGGCACAGCAGACGCCGACCTTGTGTCAGCCGCGCCGACCAAGTGGACGACGGACCACAAGCTCAATGGGCTATGCTCCACGTACCACCGGCTGACGTGGGATGCGGATACGTTCCCGCAGGGTGCGTCGTTCAACATCTCGGTGATGATCAAGGGGCGGACCTGCCACGATCCGCGCACCTCAACAAACGTCTGGACCTCGAATCCCGCGCTCATCCTGCGGGATTATCTCACTACGTTCCAGGGCGTGCCCTCATCCGAGATTGACGACGCCGACGTGATCGCCGCCGCGAACATCTGCGACGAGTCCGTGACCATCGCGGACGCGACGACGGCGAATCGGTACACGTGCAACCTCGTTCTCGACACCGCCGACGCGCCGCCGGACAACCGGAAGAAGATCGCCGCGTGCATGGCCGGATGGTGTGCGAAGGTGGGCGGCAAATGGCGGATGCAGGCCGGGGCGCACAAGTCGTCCGCGCTCTCGCTGACCGTGGCGGACTTCCGCGGGCCAATCGCGTTCCGCGCGCAGGACGAGATCTCGGCTAGCTGTAACGGTATCCGCGCGGTCTACCTCGACCCACAAAACAACTGGCAGCCGGCCGACGCCGCGCCGGTCATCAAGGTTGTCAGCGCGCCCAACATCGCGGCCGGCACGCGCTGCACGATTCTCTCGGTCGGGACTACGGACTTCACCGCGATCGGGGCAAGTGCTAACACGGTAGGCGTTACCTTCACCGCGACGGGCGCAGGCACCGGGACTGGCACGGTTGATCCGTACTTGGGCGCCGACAACGGGGCGAGAAGGTGGCGCGACGTTGACCTGTACGGCACGACGAACCACGCAGAGGCACAGCGGCTGATGCGGATCGAGCTCGAGCGGGCGCGGCATGAGCTGACCGTCACGGCGCCCGTGATGATGAAGGGGCTCCAGGTGCAGGCCGGCGACTACGTTGACATCACGGAATCGCGCTACGGCTGGACGAACAAGCTTTTCGAGATCGTTCGACACCGGACCATCTTCGACCAGCAGGAGCACGGCATCGCGATCGGTGCGGATCTGACCTTGCGCGAAGTATCCAGCGCAATCTACACCCGCACCAGCGCAGACGAGACCACGGCGGACCCGTCCCCGAACACGGACATGCAACGCCCGTGGGACATCGAGGCCCCGACCGGGCTCACCTTGAGCAGCGGCACATCCGAACTGCTCAAGCTGAAGGACGGCACGATCCTCGCCCGGCTCAAGGTCGCTTGGACTGCACCGGCTGACCCGTATGTGACCGGCGGCGGGCGAATCGAGATCCAGCACAAGCAAAGCGCGATGGCCGACTGGGTGCCGGTCACGTTCGCGAGCGGCGACTCTGAGGCATACTGGATTCACCCGGTGTTCGAGGGCGGCGAATACGATGTACGGATACGCTCGGTCAACCCGCTCGGGGTTACGTCGGACTGGGTGACGGCGACAGGGCACACTGTGGTCGGGAAGACTGCGGCACCTGATCCGGTCACCTCGCTCACGGCTACGGCACTGCCGGGCGCGATCAGGCTGGAGTGGGTCAACCCGGCCGATGCGGATCTGCTTGGGGTGCAGATCTACCAAGCCGCAACCAACTCAAAGCCGGCATCGCCTGCGTTCTGGGTGGCGGCACCCGGCAACACCTACGACCACACCGGACTGGCCGGGGGCGCGACGCGGTATTACTGGGTGGTGGCGATCGACACGTCGATCAACGTCTCGGCCGACGCCGGGCCGGTCAATGCGACGACGACGAGCGCAACGGCGGGCGCCGACGCCTATACGATCACCCAGACGATGCCGGCCCCGCAGGTCCGCTGCGACTCTGCGGGCACGCCAATCGCGGGCGAACTGACGACGCCGCGCGTTCAGACAACTTTCAGCGTGCTGAAGGGCACGACGGCGTTGACGGCGACATCGGGCACGCCGGGCTCGGGTCAATTCCGGGTCACGACCAACGGCGCCGCAGTCAGCAGCACGGCGACGTTCAACGGCTCGAACTACATCGAGCTGGATACGGTCTCGGCCGACTCGGGCAACGTGCCGTACAAGGTCGAGCTTGAGGGCACTTCGGTTTTCGTGGTTGGGCAGTGGCACTGGGTGAAGACGCTGGCGGGTGCGGCGGGTGCGAACGGGACGGACGGCGCAAAGACGGCCATCGTGACCCTCTACCGGCGCAGCGCCACGACACCCGCGCTCCCATCGACCACGGCAACGTGGACCTTCTCGACATCGACACTGACGGGCCACAACAACTCATGGACGCAGACCGTGCCGGCGACGGACGGCAACCCGCTCTGGGCGACCAGCGCAACCGCGTATTCAACAGGCACGACAGACACCATCGCCTCCGGGGAATGGGCGGCGGCTACCAAGATTCTGGAGGACGGGACCGATGGCGCGCCGGGCTCGCCGGGGGCGAACGGCCTCAACGTCGCGACGGTCTACCTGTTCCGTCGCAACTCGACCACGCCCGCGCTTCCGTCCACGACGGCGACCTACACCTTTTCAACCGGGGTGCTGACCGGTCACAACAATTCATGGACGCAGGCAGTCCCGGCGGGGACCGATCCACTCTACGTCACGACGGCGACGGCCTCGGCTAGTGCCTCGACGGACACGATCTCAAGCGGCGAGTGGGCGACGCCGCAGGTGATGGCGCAGAACGGGACCAACGGGACGAACGGGACCAATGGAACGAACGGCACCAACGGCGCAGGCTACGGCGGGACCAGCACGACCAGCCTAACCCTCGGCACTGGCAGCAAGACCCTCACCACGCAAACCGGCCTCGCCTACCTCGTGGGCGATCTTGTCCGCGTGAAGTACACGACCGACCCGCAACAGTGGATGGAGGGCAACGTCACCGCGTACACCAGCGGCACCGGCTCGCTCACGTTCACCAGCAACCTCTACGTCGGTTCGGGCACCTTCGCTTCGTGGAATCTGTCCCTTGCCGGACAGTCCGGCACGGGCGGGGTGTACGTGGGTGACTACGTTGCCGGCGCGGCCTACATCCACGACTCGGTAAGATGGGACATCGTATCCGTCTCGGGCACGTACTACCGTGCGAACAACCCGGCCAAGAACGGACTGACGACCTGGGGTACGCCTGGCTCGTCGTCGGACTGGATCTCGGCCGGATCGACATGGAAGTTTGCGGCTTCCGACCTCTTCCTAGCTCGCGATGCGACGGTGCTGAAGACGCTGGTGATCGGCAACGGATCGAGCGGGGCCGGCATCATCCGCTCCCACCTTGCCACGGCCTACGCGACGGGGACGGGCTTCTGGCTCGGCTACGACGGGACGACGCCGAAGTTCCGCGTGGGCGATCCGAGCGGATACCGCCTCGCCTACGACGGGACGAACGCCGAGGCTGTGGTCAAGACGTTCACGCTGAAGCCATCCACGAGCGGAACGACGTTCGTGGTCGATACCGATTCGGACTTCGTTGGGCCGAATCCGCCTGCGCGGGTGACGTTCGCGCAGTTCAAGCTGTCGTCCAGCGCCGCAGACCGCACGACGTTAGCGCTGAGCGCGGGCGGAACGCTCCTGTTCTCGGCCGGGACGAAATTCTACGTCTCCGACGTGGCGCCGCCGTTTGGGTACACCTACGGCATCGCGCTCTCAACCGGCGCGGCAACGCTCGCCTCGCTGGCAGTGGGCAACAACAGCCTCACCAGCACCGTCCTCACCGGCCGCAACAGCGGGAACACCTACAATGAGCTAGCGTGGACTCAGGGCACAGCCGTGGACACACGGGCGATCCCGTTCCGAGCGCTCGACTCATCGGGCACGGTGTTCGCGGCGATGTCCACCTCGTCGATCTACGGCCGGAACAGCGGCAACACCTACGACGAGTTCAAATGGACTCAGGGGAGCAGCGTCGACGTGCGCGGGATGAATCTCCGCGTGCTCGACTCGGCCGGGACTGTGCAGGTCGTCATGAATCAGACCAGCGGCTCCGTGGGCCTCTACATCGGCGGCGTTCGCGTCGTCAACAGTCGCTACGGATCTACCCCGACCGACACCGCCTCACTTATCGCCTGCCTGCAACACCACGGACTCTGCCCATGACCTACCCATTCTGGTTCATCTTCCTCCTCTGGCTGCTCGCCCTCCAGCGCGCGCCCGGCCCGGTTTATCCGGTCGTCATCGCGCCTCACGTCAACCTCTCGCCGTACTCAGCCGGCCCGCAGCCATGAGCCTCCTGACCCATCCCGAACCGGCCGACGCCGAAGCCGACCGCATCCGCACGGCCATCCTCAACCTGTCCCGCCGCACCTTCGCCGCCATGCTCGAGGCGCAACGACAGGGCATTGATCTCCTCTGGCACGGGCAGGCCACGGGCTTGCACGGGCTGACGCCGCAGCAGGTCTGCGACGCGCTGGGCGAGGATGCCGGCAAGGTCTTCGCGTTCCATGGCGCCTTGACGGACTTCATTCTGACGCAGGCGACGGCGGACGGGGTGAGCGTGGATGTCGCGATCCCGCCGTTCGCGTTCACGGTCAACGCTGACGGCACTGTGACCGTATCGACCGAGCCTTACATCCCGCTGCCTTGAACATGATCACCGCCGAATCCCTCGCACAGAAACTGAGCCAAGCCGAGCAGACCCGCGACGAGGCGTTGCGCGCCGCGCAGCACTGGGAAGGCCGGGCCGCCGCGATTCGCGAATTGCTGGCCCAGGTCAACCAACCCGAACCAACGCCGAACGATGAGCACTGATACCGACTGGGCAGCGCTGACCCGCGAGCAGTCAGAGAAGGCCCACGCAGCCGAGCGCGCCTCGCTCCAGCAGCAGCTTGATCATGCGCAGGCGCAGATCGAGCGGATGCAGAAGGCCAAGCGGGGGAAGATCATCCCGGCCAAGCCGGCAAGGCACAGGGCAGAGGGGGACAGCGTGACGGTGGTCGTGCCGGATACGCACGGGGCGAAGATCGCGAGAGGCGCCGTAGCCGCAATGCTGGCCGACATCGAGGCACTAGACCCGCAGCGGATCATCCTGCTCGGGGACCACGTGGACTGCGGCGGATTCTTGGCGATGCATCACGTGATGGGCTACGTGGCCGAGACCTCCTACTCGTACGAGGACGACATCGCCGAGGCGAATGCGTTCCTCGACTCGCTGCGCCGGGCGGCACCGTCAGCACAAATTGAGTACATCGAGGGCAACCACGAGCGGCGCGTCGAAACGTGGTGCGTGACGCAGACGCTACGGCACAGCCGAGACGCGGAGGGACTGCGGCAGCACTATGCGCCGGAGTTCAGACTCAACCTCAAGGAACGCGGCATTCCGTACTACCGGCAAGGGGTGTTCTATGATGGCCTGCCGGTGCCGGGTGTGGTCAAGCGCGGCAAGTGCTACTTCTTCCACGGGATCTCAACGAGCAAGCACGCGACGGCCGCGACCATCAACACCATCGCGGGCAACTGCGTGTTCGGGCACGTGCACAGGAGTCAGGCTGACTTGGTGCGGCGGATCGGCACCGGCGTCATTGGCTCTTGGTCGCCGGGGTGCCTGACCGAACTGCAACCGCTGTGGCAGCACACCGCGCCGACGACATGGACGCACGGATACGGGGTGCAGTTGACCGACGCGAGCGGGGATTTCCTGCATCTCAACGTTCCGATCATCGACGACAAGAGCCTGTTTTCCTCCCTTCTTCGCCTATGAACTGGAAAAACTACGTGGTCGATCTACAGCGGCAGACGTACCGACTCCCGCCCGGTTGGGATTCGCGAGAGGACATTGCGGCGCAACTGGACTGCTCGCCCGAGCGCGTGCTGGACCACCTGCGGCCGGCGATCAAATCCGGCGCGGTGGAGCAGGGCAGCTTCGATGTGTGGGACGAGAAGCTCGGGCGCCGGGTTAGGGTCACCGCGTACCGGAAGGCGCCGGCCAAGGCATCACCCAACCCATCGCCCAAGCCAACACCCAAGCTTGGCCACTCCCCCGACGACCGGGCCGAGATCATCGCCGCCCTGCGTGCCGAGGGGCGCTCCTGGTCGCAGGTGGGTGCGGCGTTGGGGGTTAACAAGTCGAGCGCGATGAAGGCGGGCAGGAAGGCGGGGGTGCGATGAGCCCTTCAACCTTCCCGATCACCCCGGCCCTGCAGCTCGGGCAACTGGTCTGGCACAAGGCCAACCGCGAACGGTGCGGATGCGTCGAGGCGGTGGTGATCTACAGCAGGTCGGTGCACAAGTACCTGATCTCGTGGGGCGATGGCGACTGGTCCATCGAGGGCGAAACCGTGATTACCGGCGAACCGCCCGAGCCTGATTTTGTTGGGGCTGCGGCGGATAATTGAGGGGCGCTTGACTTGCGGCCGAGGCGGCGGCCTGCTCGGGATGCGCGCCCCGAAAACCGCCTTCCCAAAACCGCCCAATGGACACCCAATGGACCCCGGCTAGACTGACAGAGGCAAGCTAGCTTCTCACCGCCCCGACCAGCTTCCTCTGTACGAGGGAACTGCCTTGCGCCGCTTTGGCCAAAAGCCAAAATAAAGGCGTGAAAACGGACACCGGACGGACCTCGCGACGGACACCAGAGCGGACACCGAGAGGCTACACCCTCGTTCACCGGCCAGACAGGCCGCTGCCCTACTCTGTCAGGTGGCGCACCCCCGACGGACACCGGCAGTCCAAAGCCTTCAAAACCGCCGAGCAGCGGGCCGATTTTGTGCGCGACCTGCACGCTCTGCGCTCGACCCGGCCCGGCGTCCGTGTGTTGGACCCCGATAGTGCGGCGCGGCTGGATGAGTTCCGGCGATTGACGGAAGGTGCGGATCTGCTCGAGGTCGGCCGGTTCTGGGCCGAGCACCACCGGCCGCTGCCGATCGTGGAGGCGGTGCGGCGCTACGAGGCTGCGCAGGCCGGCCGCAAGCTGAGCGGGGACACGCTGAGCCACCGCCGGCTGCACCTGGCCCGCCTCGTCGCAGCGCTGGGCGAGGATACGAAGCTGGGCGAGATCACCGCCGCCCGGCTGCGGGAATGGCTGGACGGGCTGACGCTGGATGGTGCGCCGGCCAGCGCAGCGTCGAAGCGGCACCACCGGGCCAACGCCGCACGGCTCTGGTCGTGGCTGCGCGCGGAGGGGTTGGCCAAGGGCGATCCGTTCGCGGCTGTGCCGGTCGAGCAGGGCGAGGCCGACGAGATCACGACCTTAACCGTCGAGGAGGGGCGCAGGCTGTTCGAGGCCAACCGGGGCCACCCTTCCCTGCCCCGGCTGGCGCTGGAATGTTTCGCGGGCCTGCGCTTCACCTCGGCGCAGCGGCTGGTGCCGGCTGACATCAACTGGGCCGAGAAGGGCATCACGCTGCCGGCGAGCAAGCACAAGACGGGAAGGAGGCATTACGTTGACGGACTACCCGGCGTTGTCTGGGAGTGGCTGGCTCTGGCCACGCCTGCGACGTGGGCGGTCACGCCGAGGCAGTACGCGGACCACAAGCGCGAGATGTTCCGCGACGCCGGGCTGGTGGGCGAGCAGTACCGGAACGCGTGCCGGCATAGCTTCGCGACGTATTTCTGTGCAGCATACAAAGACCCCGGCCGGGCGGCGTCGATCCTGACGCATCGCGGTCAGGATGTGCTGTGGCGGCACTATCGCGGGCGCAGCACGGAGTCGGACGGGCTGGCGTGGTTTGAGATCACGCCGAGCTAGCTAGCTTGCCTTTGCCCGAGTGGGGGGGGGGCGACGCGGCAGCGCACCCCGACGCGCATGGTTCGTTGTCG